ATCTCCGTTCATTTGATTCATTAAACTATCAAGTGAAGGTGATGTACCATCTTCCTGTGCTTGTTGTAAAAGTTTATAGTACTTATCAGTACCTGCTTTAACCGGCAAGTTTAGTTCAGGAAAAGTTTCAAGCACTAACCCTCCTTCTGGAAGATAACTTGATTTTATATATTGGTTTATCTCAAGGTCTGCTGCAATATTAAATAACTTTTTGTCACTATATCTATCTCTAGTTATTAAGTGTCCAAAGCTAATATGTAATATTTCATGCTTGACTAAACCTATTCTGTGTTCTAAACTTAAATTATCAAAAAAGTCTGGATTTACAGCTAACTGCACTCCTATACCATGTTTGCTGACTCCAGCTGTAGGTATATCTTTTCTAAATACTTTGTTTAGACCAACCAAAAAGAGCCCGTAAAAGGGCTCTTCAAGTATTAAAGTCTTACTTGCTTTTGCAAGTTGATCTGCTGTATTTACCATTTAATTTTAAATTTTAACTCATCTAAAAAACTATAGTTACTTACAGACATAATTACAGAAGTCATTTCATTTTGAAATTGTGTAGTAAATATATCTACAAGATTTTTATCATCCTTATGATGCCTTAATATTGTATCATGAAGATTCTCCCAACTTAAATCTATAACACTTATATCTCCACCCCACGTTTTTGAAATTACCTTAGTATAAGCTTCATATTTTTCAGTTAATAAAACATCATGAAGATTAGTTAAGATCTTATCTCTGGTTTCTTTTGGTGAAACTTTTGCTAATAATAAAATATATATAGGATCAGGTTGAATATTTTTTATATTTTCTAAACCTACAACTACATCATCTTCATCATATGAGTTTAAAAGTTGTTTAATTCCTATAAAATCTGATATACTAAATTCTGCTACCATATTAATCATTTATTTTTAAAGTTTTTGACATCCAATGTGGCTTGTTTTTTTTATTCATGTGAACTAACCACTCTTTAGCTGAAGGAATGTAATTATTACAATCTTCTTTTACATGTTGTTCCCCAACATATCTTGTATATACAGTTTTACCATCTGAATTGATAAAACTTTCTCCAAATAATCTTTCTGATTCAAAGATTCCTTCAGAATGATGACGAAATAACCTATGAACACTATGACCCATCCACTGTTTAGTTTCATCAAACCAATTATGAATGTGTGCATAGTCTTCAGGTTTACCTCCCCACTTTCTTACAGAACTTTTACAGTGCAATAATGGATGTGCCATTATATAAACAACATTCTATCACACCAGTCATATTCTTCTGTTGTGCGTTGATTGTAAACAAGGTCATAAGTTGAAGAATCAGCAAATATGGTTATAGTACCAAAGCCACCTTCATTATTAACCCAATCACCTACTGTATTAACTTTATCTTCAATTACATTATATGCAAGATCTCTAAAATGATTAATGCAATCATCACCTATTTTGCTTGTAATATCCGTGGTAATATCATCCCATTCATTAGCTATAAATTGAACTTCATCTACATCACCACTATCTCCAGAACCTGAAAAAGTTATTTCAATTTTATTTACTCCTAGGTTCTTTATTTTTGTTACCAGAAGAGCTTGTGTTATCTTTCTCTGTATTTCTTGATCTCTTTCCATCTTTGTTTTTTAATTTATTGTCTTTTAGTATTTCTATATATACACCTGGATTCTCTTTGTCATACTGATAATCATAAAACATAGGATTTATGTTATCTGCATTGTCATCAATAATCCATTCATAAGCAGTCATATCATCTTGCACTGTTTGTGCAGGATTTATATAATCAAACTTATGGCGTGAGCCTCTTATAAATGTAAAACCAATCTTGACAGGAAGTTTATACTTCTGAAGTTCTTTTTGAAACTCAGGAGCATATTTCTGATAATACTCTTTTGTATTCTTACGGTAATTTACAACAGTTTTACTTGCTATAAAATACTTACCTGTCCATCTACGGCCATTCTTTGAGCTTGGTACATTACCTGGTATAAACCATTTCTTATTTTCTTTACTCATAAAATCCATCATTCCAGTTTTCAAGCCATAGCTTCTTAGCTATTGCTTTACCAACTATCATTACTACTATAGCTATTCCTAGCCATCCTATTGCTTCTATCATAATTTATTTGCTTAATGTATTTTTTAAAATAGGTTTTAATTCACTATGAACCATATCAAATCCATGTTTTTGCACAGCGTCTGATATGTCTTTGCATATAGTTAAGCAACATCCTTGAATATTATATGCAGATGCATATCTTTCAATTGCTTTCTTACCTGCCTCATCATTATCAAATAAAGTAATAATCTTTTTATATTTACTTTGTAAATTTTTAATGATATATGGCTTGATAAGCGTATTTTCACTATTAGGTGCTATAACTTCTATATTATAACCAAATCCTTTAAGACACATTGCATCTTTTAACGAAGAGCATATGACTAAGTAAGGTTGATTATATTGTAGCTGATCATAACCTTGTATATAAGGATTAATATTATAAAACTTGTGTTTAGGATCTTTTGGTTGATATAACTTTATAAGATCTCCGTCTTTGTTAAAGTAACCATATGTCATAGGTTTCCTAAATTTTGCAACTTCTATATTACCATCCTGTTCTTTTATCATAGTAAAGTACTCTATTGGCTTAACATTATATTCATCAAGCATCTTAGAGCCTATTCTAAATGACAACCAATAATTGGCATCAACGCTATCCCATTCCTTTATATTAGCATAGTCAAATTTCCATTTGGCATTTGCTTCTAATGTAATTAACTCAACTTCACCATTTTTTACATAATCATTATAATCTTGAATAGTTTTATTTATTGCCTGAGTATAATTGTAATTATAGATTTTTTGAACTAAGTCTATCTTATTGCCTGATATACCAGTAGAGAAGTCTTTAAATTTATATTGCTTTGTCTTAGCATCAACATATATTACAAAACTTGGTGTTCTTTCTCCTGGATTAAATATAGATGTAATTTTTACATCTTGACCTGTAAGTTTTTCTGGAATGTTTAGATAGTATTGAAATACCCAATAGCTTGGTATGTCTGTAATTTCTATTAAAAAGTTTTTTGTACTAAACATATTGTAAAAATAGAGGGGACAGCCTAAACCATCCCCTACTAATTTAAAGATTAAAGATCAAAATCATCACCACTTACTGTTCCTGCAACAGGCTCAAATGTGCTTGTTGTAGTAGCTGTGTTAGTAGATTTATTCTTTAGTGCTACAATGTGTTTAGCTCTATCAAACGTAACAATATTAGAATTGTCTACATCCAATCTCTCAATTAAGACACCATCTCTTGAGCGCTTTGGTAAGAATAATTGAAGATTAATATAACCTTCTTTATTTTCCCACTCACGACCTGCAATACAGAAGTTGTAATATGTATCACCACTTAATATTGCACTTGCTGATGTAACAAACTGCTCAATTGTTTGTGCTTCAATTGCATCTAACTCACTACGTTTACCAACTTGTTCTGCCATATAGATTAATGATTTCATAATCTCTGCATCACGGTTGATTTCTCTACCGCTTGGTAAAGTAGTGTTAGCATATGCATAACGTTGGAATGATACTCTACCTACTTGACCTTCATAACGTGGTCCATTAGGGTTATTCATATCATGTAAAAATCCTTCAAACTCTCCTGTTACGGGTCTGCTTTCTACATTAATCTGCAAATCATATGCTTCTTTATCATATGGTGGTGCATTTAATGTAATTGAATTGATTTTTAACTCTTGATTACCTGCATCAATAACTGGTTTTACTTTGCCGCTTCCGGCTGACATGTCTTTTGTACTTAACATTTTCTTTTGATTTTTAAATTTAACTTATTAATTAATTCTCGTAAGCTATAATAGCTTCTCTGACATACTGAAGATCATTTGGTATAAATTGCTCTTCAAACATATCCATTGGTGATTTACAGGTGTTCTCTCCGTTGTTTTGAGTATCAAAACCATAGTGTAGACTACCATCATCTTCTTTACGGACTCTACCAAACAATACAATAGAAAATAAACCTTCTAATGTAAGGGCATTGTCAATCATTTTACCCACTGTTTTTGCTTTTACTTTACGTTTGCCATTAATATCTGTTGATTCCTCAGCGTGAGTTAAAAAGAAACAGAATAAATCTTCTCTCAAGTCTTTAGGAAGCTTTGCAACTTGAGCAAGATTTGCAGCAATCTGAGTAAATTTATCATAGCCTTTCTCATTAGCTTTATCAAAATACTCAAAACTTGACATGTATTGCCAATCATCAATTACTAAGTTCTTGATGTGAGGCATCTTGTCACTAACATGCTGCATGGCTTTATAAACTCCTGGACCACTTGATACACTGATCAAATTACCATCTGGATTTGATTTATCCAAAGGAGTATATTTGCTTTTCCAACCTTTAAAAGGTAATGGTTTGTTAGCAATATTTATTATAACTGTTTCTTTAGGATCCAGTTTTCTAATTGAGGTTGATTTACCTGAGCCTGACTCAGCAATTACTAATACACTTTGTGCCATATTACTTATTTAATTTACTTTCTATTTTACTTAAACTATCTGCTATCTTATTAAGTGCTCTTACAATACTTGCAAATGATGCATTATCATCCGGATTTGGTAATTCTTCTACTTGTTGAAGGTTACTAAATAGGTCTTTAGTATCTTGTTTTAATATTACATCACTTACAACTTTGAGTTCAGAAACAGGAATTAAGTGTCTTTGGAATCCACTGTTGCTTTCTACTAACTCATACTCTTCTTTCCAATGAGGATTGTATCTATGCAAATATAAAGTTCTTTTAGGATCTTCACTTTCATATTCAATACTCACAAATTCTGTATATATGTCTTTATTTCTTTCTAATTCACTTGGAAAGAAACTAACATGTAGTTCATCTTTACCAGATGGTCTGTAAGCCATCTTAGGAATATATGCTGCATTTATATTACCTTCTGTTTGAAAATAATCTTCATGCATTTCTCTTAACTGTAAAACTTTTTTCTTTCTTTCTTCTGGAGTCATTTTTAAATTTAAATTATGTTCTTAATTGTTCTTGATTTGGTGTTTGCATTTCTTCTATTTCCATTTTTTCAAACATTGCTTTAAAGAAACTCATTCTTGTATCACCATTACGTGCTTTTAGAAAATGCAGTACTAATGTTCTGTCATCTTCTATAATGTATCTATCTGGGCCATAAAGTCTAATCTTTTGTTTTGCCGGTCTGTTAATACCTATTAAAGTATCAGCATGTTGAAGCATAGCATCTGAACCAAATAAATCTGACTCAAGAATATAATTACCATATTTACCTTGTTGTGCACGATCTGGGTTGTCAATATTTCTATTGAGTTGTGATAGTGCAATAAATAGACAAGGGTAGTCACGCTTTGTTTGTGTAAAAAACTCACCTAATTCAAATAGCATATCTAAACTACTATTTTGATAAGGTGCTCTTTTAACCAACATTGTATGATCTAATGTAATCATAGTCTTTTGTCCTTTATGTAGATTCATATACATGTCAATTTGCTCACGCATCTGATTAACAGTCATAGGCCTTGATACAATATCAACCGGGTACTTTACTCTTTCTTTAGCATACTGATGGCATTTATTCAGTACATCAGTTGTAAGAACACTACCAGCACTACATAATTCTTTGTAAGTTTTACCTGTTATAGATGAAAACTCACGTAAAGCTGAGGTTCTACCAACCATCTCAAACTGAAATTCTAACACTCTAAAATTATCATCAGGATTAAGAGTAAATGATTCTCTTATAATCTGATCTTTTATAAGTGTTTTACCTGAACCAGGTCTACCACCAATAACTGTTAATGTATTCCACTCTAAACCATCAGTAGTAGCATCATTGAACTTAGGCCACGGTGTATAAATAGATTTTTCTTCACCATTAGCACGTTTAACCATGTACTTTAAGGCATCATTAAAAGCTGCATACTGACCAGCCCATCCTTCTGTTGGTTTACTCATTTTCTATAATGTTTATAATACTTTCTACATTATCAATACTAGCTTCACATGACTCTTTATCAGGGACCCATGTTTCATCTCTCAGCATTTGAAAATCTTCCAATATTTGATTTAACTTATATAATACTTCATTAATTTTATCTGGTTTCATATTATACTACTTTTTCTTTAAAATGATGAGGTCTTGATTGTACACCATCTTTGACCATGTCACAGTAATCTGCTAGTTTACTGTGCTTTACCTTATGCTTGTCTTGTTTTGCTATAAAGTACTGACTTGTAACCATATACATATAGTTAGTCTCTCTATACTCATTAACATACATTCTTGTAGCATTTAATATTTCATCCCATGTATAATCATATGTTTCAAAAAACCATCTAAATGATTCTCCTAATGCTTTTACATTTTGTCTTGATGGCATATTTGATGGTAACTTACCAGGAGGAAATATATTCCTGTAAGACTCTAATTTATCAGTAAAGTCTTTACCCATTAATTCATGATTAGTTTTCTTTTTAGCCTTAATAAAGTAATTATCAAGCTTAATAATAAGCTTTTTAGCTTTGTCTGTTAAGACATATGTAGATTTTTCTTTTACAAAAAATCCTTGTTCTAAAAGATTAGGAATTTCATCAGCTGACTTCAGTATGGGAACTGATATCTTCTCTTTCATGCTGTATAGCAACAGCATCTGATTGGGTGTAATCTTCTCTTTTGTTATCTTCTGAAATATTTCCCACATGTTTTTCTATTATATTATTAATTAGTTTTAAATTTTCTGTGTATTCTTTATCTTGTATATACAACATATCTTCAACACTTTTTCTTGAATGAATTACACTAGAGTGATCTCTATCTACATGATTACCTACAGCTGTACAAGTATATCCTAGGTTATATGCTATGTAACAATAAAGTTTTCTAAACATTACATAGTGCCTACCTCTATACCTTGATTTTAAATCTTTGTAAATAAGAGCTGGGTAAGCATTATTCATAACTTGAATTGTTGCATCTGATACAAGATTAAGACTTGGAATACTATAATTAGTAGTACCCATACCATAAATTTGAAGTCTGACACCATATGCATCTAGTATAAGTTTTTTAAACTTAATTATATCTTTTCTTAATGTAATATGTTGATTATCAGTCATTTATTTTAATTCTTATCTTTACAAAGTTAATAAAATTCTACCATTGAATCAAGGATTTACCTTGTTCTTTTAGTATTGAGTTTACCTTTAGGAACAAATCTTGATCATTCCAAACACCACCTTTATATGCAGCAGCTGCCGGATGCTCTACTTGTATAACTACATGATTAAGTAACAATTTTTGCCACTCTTGAGCTTTCTTCCCTAATAACACAACAACAAGTTGTGAAGGATAGTTATTCAATGAATTAAGTAAGCCAGTAGTAAACAAATGCCATAAAGAATAGTGAGAACCAATCTTGTTAATCTGTACAGTAAGTGCAGTATTAAGCATAAGTACACCTTGCTCTGACCATCTGGTTAAATCAGGGTTACGTTCATAATTTGGATACTGTTTCTCTAACGAATTGAATATATGTCTGAGTGATGGTTGCTCTTTCATTGTTTTACTACAACTAAAAGATATACCATCTGCAACACCTAATTGAGGATACGGATCTTGTCCAATAAAAACAACTTTAAGTTTGTCATGGTGACAAGTTTCAAAAGCTTTAAACCAGTCTTTCATTGGTGGTGTAAATCTGGTGTCATTCTGCACCATATCTACAAGTTTATGGAAAGTGTTATAAAAACTTTCTGAATCAAGGTAAGGATTTATAATGTTTTCCCATCCTGTACCTTTTAGTTTGTTCTTTAAGTCATTTATCTTTTCAGGGATAATGATTGTTTGTTGAGTCATATTTTACTATATTTGTTTATTAAATGAGACATTATGAGTGATTATTTACAAGCAACACATACTTACGACTTAACTAAAAACATTAAAGATATAGAAATCAACACCGGCTTTATACTAGGTCTTGATGCTATAATTATGTTTTATATAAGTAATATTATTGAAGATCCTTCTACATTGGCTTCTACTTTTAAAAAGTTTGAAATGATTTTAAAAGGGGAAGATGATAAAGAAAATCCATTAGAATTAGATTTTATAGAAAGGCAGATGTATACATTGTTTGCTATGCAACAGCTATTAAAAGCAAAAGCAAAACAACAAAATTTAGAAATACCTCTTGAATCTAAAGTAACTAAAGATGATCTTACAGAGTATATGAAGATGATGGTGAAAGGTGATGAAGAAGCTGCTATTAAAAAAATGCAGCAAATTGAAGAGTTAGTTAAACCTAAATCATCTTAAGTTCATATTACTGAATTCACCAATCTCTATACATGCTTGTATAGCAAGATTTAATTCTGCTTTATCACACTGAGCAAAAGACTTGCAGTATTCTGAGTTATCTCTCATAAAACAAAGACCTGCTTGTCTTTTTACATTTAGTTTTACTTCATTGAATGTATAACCAATCTCATTTGCTATTTCTCTACACATAGCATGTATTCTTGCTAACTGGGCATTACTACCCTTAACTTCATCAGATATACTAATAAACATCTCAACCTTTGCACCTTCTGGTGCATTGGCTAAGAAGTTATTAATTCTTGATTGGTTTGCTTTTATAGGGTAAGTAATCTTACCTTCTTTAATTTCTGCGTTTAGATATATATGATTTTTCATAAAGTAGTTTAAATTGTACGGTATCTAATATAACAACAATATATTCATCACCCCATTGACCTTCCATATAGTGTTCATATAATGTATTGCCAACCTCACCTTCTTTAATATAAATAACAGATTGATCTATTGTTGTTACTACATGCTCAGACTTTTGAACATGAAAGTTTGTAGCACATCCTACTAATAATATACTAGCTAATAGTATAGTTAATATTTTCATTTTATTTGGTTTTAAATTACTTTACGGAATGATAATGCAATCACTTCCTTATCAACGTTACTAAATGATGTTTCTAAAGAAAAATCTTCTTTCAGTTGAATATGTATATATGCTGATGAAGGTGTTCTATAAAATCCAGACTCAGGTATAGGGCCTAACATCCAAATAGGAACAACACCTATTCTTATTCTATCTGACGCTTGATACTCTAACTGGAGTAATCTAACTCTTAGTTGAGCAATCATTTCATACTTCATTTTTTCAGCAGTGTACTGTTGAGTGTTTAACAGATTTACAAATTCTACTCTAGGTCCAAATTTCCATTTGTTATGAGTAAATTCTTTTTCTACACTAATAGATAAGGAAGAATTTCCTGCAAGGTTGCAAGCAAACTCTACGTTTATCTTTTCAGAAGTATTGATTTTAGATGTGTCACTTGTTTTTGCATATGTAAATGATGAAATCATCAACATGATAAGGGCTAATATTTTTTTTATTGTTTTCATTATACTTTAAATATAATATTTTTTATTTGCTTTCTTATCATATCTCTTTGGTATTAAATCATTTAATACTTCATTCCAAATAGTTCCTTGTGATAAAACAATTTCTGTGTTAATATCAAAAATGTACCAGCAGTCTTTAAATTTAACTTTAGCTACATCTAAATGCTTAATGCTTTTTAGTTTACGGCTTTTAAGTCTAATTCTGCCTACATCTGGAATAATAACATATCTTTTTTTATCATTCATCTCTCTTTGGTGTTAAAGGTTAAAAAAAGACCCCATTAACTGCGTGTACTTTGCAGAGCCTATGCGCCTTGTTCTTATGGGTAAGGGGTGGGGTCATCTCTTAATCATTAAAGGTTTGGTTGAATATCACTTCAATCTTTGGGTAGTCAATCAGACAACTACCCACATATTCTTCAGCAAACTCACACATCACCTCTTTCTCTTTCTCAAGTAAAGATTCTGCGTGTTTCATTGCAATCTCAAAATCTATGGTCTTTTCACCACAATCTTTTGCATTACCCCATTGTATGTCAAGCCATTCAATATGCTCTTGCATTGGTGTTTTCATTTCTCTTTGGTGTTAAAGGTTTAAAATGTAAGGTGTAATGCTCCCTTATTCCCGCAGGAAAAGCAGGTCAAGCCTTGTCTCATTACACCCTTCATTTCTATTTTGTTTTAAAGGTTAAAATAAACCCAAGCAGTATGTACCCTGCCAATTATTCCGCTTAACTATTAAGTTTAACAAAGCATACTGTTTTCACCTTGGGTTTATTTTTATTTATTGTTCATGATGGTTTAATATATCTTCTTCAAGATTATATATATCACCTTCTATAATAATATCAAGAACTGGCAGTACATCTACTGTAACTTCATTCTTTTTATCATCCTGCAAGGTCCACCATACATGAGCCATTTCAATTGATGCTGAGTAACCTGGTGTTCCAGGATTTCCATGTTGATCATAATACTCATCAGGTTCACCTGGTTCATAATAATAATCAATTTCAAGATCAATTTCTTTATTTCCTATTACAATTGTATGTGTATATGTATTCATCATTTAAATCTTAAACTGTTATCAACTTGAATAAAATGTTGTGCACAAGCATCACATGTAATATCATCTTCATTCCTATGTAAGGTTTCACCCATACAGTTAGGACATAAAGTATTCTCCATATGATAATACTCTTCACAACTTTGTCTTGCTAAGTCTTGTAAATAAGCATCATGATCCCCTCTATATTCATTCTCAATTGTTTCTATAAATTTTTCTTTCATTTTTCCCATAATAATTAATCTAAAGGATTATAATATTTAATTTTATTTTCATCAAAGCCTTTTAAGGCATTCTTAACCCATCTTTCATCAGCTGTGCCTTTATAACATAGTATATGACAGGTAGCTTGTTCTGTAGGATTAAGTCTAAGCAAACGTCCAATACGCTGAGCAGTCTTACGTTCATTACCATAAGCATACATAATAATACCTTGTTTTAACTTTGGTATAGTAACACCCTCACTTAGTTGTAATACACATGACAACATATTTACACGGCCATCATTAAATAGTTCTAAGTTTTCTTCAGACTTAGGGTTATTAGAATGAAAGCTATGTTTACATATTCTATCTGCTTGATCCTGTGTATTAGCAAACACAATACACTTACTGGATATGTTATTAGCTATACTTTTTACATATAGCTCTTTACTTCCATAATCCATTAGTGCACGCATTCTCATCACAGCAGCAAATTGTTGTTGCTTGGGAGTAACAGCTTCTGCAAATCTTTTATCTGCGTATACATAGTCATTATACTCTGATGTATACCAATAACCACCTTTCTTATTTTTTTTCTTATGTGTAGGTGTTTTTGATAATAATAGTTCATGAACAATAATCTTATAATCATTAAGAATATTACTATCTGTAGCATCATCAACTGTGAACGTAAACTTAATAGGGCAATAAGTAGCAACCATATTATACTTCTCTGTTCCTTTACGTACTGGTGGTGTACCGGTTAACCCTAATATCTTACCATCAAAGGCAGATAAAAAAGGTTTATGATTATCTAATAAACTATGACATTCATCTAAGTAAAGTAACTGATACTTTTTTGGATCTTGTTTGTTAATAGATAAGTATGTTGTAAAGGTAATATGTTTAGCTAATTCTTCTAAACCCATTTTTTTTAGTTCATCATTCCATGACTTGATAACAGATTTTTTAGGTATTACTACTAATGCTTCTACAAATGGATCATAATTTTTTTGTAAGTGTTGTATTGCAATTCTTGTTTTTCCAACACCCATTGATATACCTAACCCACATCTTTTATGTTGCATTGCTACTTTCAATGCATCTTCTTGTACTTGTTTTCTACGGTGTGTCATAAAATAATTTTCTTAATTCTTCTTTTTCTATTATTTTTTTTAAATGCATAGAATAGTTGTTAGCTTCTGCATATGATGCATCTAAAGCTGCAAAGTAATCTTCATCACTTGAAATCTTACTTAAGTATCTACACTGATAAAAAGCATAGTCATATACGCTTTCTTGCCAGCTATTATAATAAGCATGATTTAGTTGTGTTCCCTTAGCCGTTCTAATTCTTGATCTAGCTTGTTTCATACCAAAAAGATTGTAGTTCTCTTTAAATATGTTACTGGTCCAGTGACCTGTTTCCAATATTGATTGTGCTAATACAATCTCAGGATGTTTAATTCCAAGCTCTTTAATCATTTCAATCAAAGCTTCTTTTGAGAATGGTTCTTCTTGCTCCTTAACAACATGTAATGCAGCTTCAAGCTCTACATGTTTTGTTTCAGCCGTTGACTGACCAATCTTATAACATATAACAGCAACAGCTATAAATATAGCTATTACAGCTACAATAATTTGACCTATAAATTCATTAATAGGTTGATACTGTAATTGTTTTTTATTGTACTTATAAAACATATTTTAATTTTTTATATGAAACATAGGTGCTCCCTACAGGACTTGAACCTGTGACCTCTTCATTATGAGTGAATTGCTCTAACCAGCTGAGCTAAGAGAGCCTATACCTAAGTAGGTATAATAGTAGCCGGAGTGGGACTTGAACCCACACGAGCATTACTGCTCAAGGGATTTTAAGTCCCTCATGTCTACCAATTCCATCATCCGGCCAGATGTGATCCCACTAGGATTTGAACCTAGAACCTACACTTTAGAAGAGTGTTGCTCTATCCAGTTGAGCTATGAGACCAAACTATAAAGCTAAGTTCTTTTTAGTGAAAAACCTAATTCAATAGCTTCTGCAGGATGTTCTTCTATGTATGTATGACATTGTCTACACACAGACATCCATGTACTAACTGTTAAGTAGTTAGCACCTCTTCCTTTTTTATGATGTACATCAGTTGAATTGTGATTACACCCCGGTAATGCTGCTTGACACATTGGATTATCTTCCATAAACCTTTTTCTAAGTTTTGTGTAAGCAGAATCAAGTATAGCCATTTTCTTAGATTTCTTATTAATAGGTTTTCTTTGTAATGGCTTACTGGATTTTTCTTTGGATCTGTACCAGCAATTTTTGCAATACCGGCTACCTTTATCATTTTTCCAGATAAACTGCTCAGTATTGCAATTATTGCATAGTTTCTTCTTCTTCTCTATCATTTAACAGTTAAAAAGTTTTTAGGCAATAAGCCTTTCTTCATATAAAATAAGATAAGATCCTCATACTTAATATCTAAGTCTTTAAGACTCATTTTATTTATGTATGTTGGATCAACTTCATCAACAGGTATTGCATTCATATCTCTACCAAACTGTGTGTTAGTAAAGATACCAAAAACAGTCTGAACTTTCTTAGCTGTAATTATTTGTTTCCAAACATTTACTTCTCTTTGTCCACGCTGCCATACTTTCTTGATTCTTCTTTTTTTATCCCAATGAAGTTTAGCCCTTTCTTCCGGACTATAAACATTTAAACCGTGTAATACTCTTTTAAATAAGAAGTGTTGTGTAGGATTAAGCTTAGTGTAATCTAAACGCTGTGCTATAATCTCAGGTTGTGTTTGATACTCACTCAGAATTCCTAAGTATTCATATCTTTCTTTACGTGCTTGTAATTTAGCAATTTGCTTTTCAAGCTCAAGGATTTTTTTTTGTTCATTTGTTAGCATATTTTAAAGTATATATAAG